AACTGAGGCAAGAATTGAAGTAGAAACATACCTAAATTTGTCATAGCTTAACAAAAAGGATTGATATGAGAATATCTACAAATACAAAGAAGTCTTTAGAAAGTCAAATAGGTCATGATCCCGCAAAAGAAATATTTGATATACTGTTGGGGTTGATTCAAGAAGTTGAAACTTTAAAAAGAAATAAGGTTGATGTAACAAAAATAATAAAGGGTGTTGACGATAATGTGTAATTATGGTATACTGAGAGGTAAACCATGAAAAGAAAAAAACTCGCTAGAATACTAAATGACTTTTACGAAGATGCTCTTCCTACGGATCGCGCTTGGAATACATATTTAAACTTTCTAAAAATGTACAAAGGCGCAGACGAAGACACTGTAGAGTTTATGTATAGTATATGTAACATGACTAAAAAAGATATGTTGAGATGGAGAACCAGACTAGCAGAGAAAGGTTTTGAATTAACCCCAAATGAAATAGAGCAGTATATACTTATTGCTGCTCTTGTTATGCACTTAGTAGAGCCTGATAATTAAAGGTGTAATATGTCAGAAGAATCTAAAAAAATAGAAAAACTTGAGGCAGAACTAAAGGAACTCAGGCAAGCCGCCAAGGGGGTTTATCAGCTAATTCACTATATGGAAGATAACGATGGTCGTATCCGTAGACTAAAGAATGCTATTTTTTCTGAAAAAAAGTAAATTAAGTGTTGAAAATTACCCGATGGTAATCTATAATGATGTTGTTGACAGCGTGTTGCTGTTTTGTGTTTAATTAATTTTAGGAGTTTGATGATGGCGTTTAATAATGAGATTCGTTTGCAAGGCAACTTGACCAAAGATCCAGAGTACAAGAATATTTCCGAAAAGGATCTTGTTACTTTCCGTCTTGCCGTAAATGAGTCTATTGGTAAAGACAAAGAAGAAACTATCTATATGGATGTTGACGGCTGGGATAGTCACGCTAGATACGCTGAAAACGTAATGCTGGCAAAGGGTGATCGCGTCATCGTTACCGGAAGGCTGAAACAGCGGGAGTGGACAGATAAAAATGGCGCTAATCGCGTTTCTTACAGCGTTCTTCCTTCGACCTTCTCTAAGGTCGTAAAGCCTAACATGGCTTAACTCTAACTATACCATAGGGTTTGTCGGATCAAAATTAGGATTCAATTCATCATCCATCATCTGGATTCACAATGTCATCCTAACCGACAAGCCCTTTTGGGTCTTTATTATGCAAAAAAATAGAATACTACTACAATTATCTAATATTGAAGATCAACTAAGCGTCCTTTCCGAAAAGTTGTATAATCCTCAACTTACAAGTTCGGAAGTCAGGGAACTTTCTAAAAAGAAAAAGAAACTAAAGAAAGATATGTCTAAATTAAAGAAAAGGTTAGACCACTCAAATGAGTAGAAATAAACTTAAAAGAAAGCAAGATAAGCAGAAAAAGAAAGAGTCAGCTAAAGCTGTAAAACTTTCTAGAAGACGTAAGCACCTTACAGAAAAAAAGAAGGTAGAAAAAGATACGTCCGATATGCAAAGAGAGATGCAGAGGTTGCAAAATAGACTTTCTGGTGTTACAATAAGAAAACCAAAAGAGAACGCTTCGTGAAAAGGTTTATAATACTATTGATTATGTCTTTGTTCCCGTTAGTATCTAGCGGTGAGCAATTATTAATGAGCAGACCTAGAACTATAGAGGAAGTTGATCGTAGTAAATTCTATGCCTACAAAGATAGAATGAAGCAAAGAAGAGTATATGGATTAGAAGCTAGAAGAATTTATAATTCGGGAAAGGTTCATAAATACTGGACCGCTATGGTCTACCCGCGATACTATCCCAATTATTACAGGTATGTGCCGACCTACAGGCTGGAAAGAAGCGAGTACAAATACGAATATCAATACGGATACTAGGATGCAAAATACAGGAACTTGGAACTCAGACGAAGCTATCTTTTACTTTCTTGTAGTCATATCTCCGATATGTCTATACTTTCTAGGTGCTTTTGTTAATATCGTGCTTAACGCTATGCCGGATACACCAGAGCCAGAAATTAGCTTTACCCAAGCAGTAGGAGAGGAAGAGGCTTGGCAGGCAGTAAAAGACAGATGCCTTGAAGATGCTGTCAACGGCGATTACAGAGCGCGCGATTGGCTAACTAAGAATTGTTATGGTTCAACCACTTTTTCGACAGAGCCTAAGCCCAAATCTAAGCCTAAATCTAAGCCCAAATCTAATAAAGAAGAGGTCACAAGCCCTCAAGTTATCGACGAGGCGATTGTGGGTTTGGTAGGACTAGGCTATAAAAAACCAGAGGCAAAAAGGTTGATAAGCAAATTAACAGCTTCAAAAGTCTACAAAAACGCAGAAGTTTTACTCAGAGATACCATCACTAATGTTTAAATGTGTATAAAATACTTTGGGGGAACGTATGAATATTGTAGATTTAGATAAAGCATTTTCTGATAATATTAATTCTGTTAAGTATACAGACTCTAAAAAGAGTTGGAAAGTGTCTGATAGGATTACTATAGATTGGAAAAATGTCTTACCTAAGCCCCCAGAGAACAATTCGGAAGAAACTCGCAAAGAATTGGAGTATCTTCAAAGTATAACAAAATCTCTTACTACAAGAGATAAAAATCTAATAGATTTAGTTGACAACGAACCTCTTGATCTTTATAATGATGTACTAAGAGAATACAACCTTCAAATGCCTAATTCCGCTTTTGACAAGGTTTGGAATATAACCCGCCCGATTATAATGAATTTAAAATATCAATATAATAGACCAAGGCCAGTACAAATTGCAGAAAGACTGGGGTTTAAGGTAAATGTGGTAGAGACAAAGACCCACCAAACGCCAGCATACCCCTCTAGTCACACAACCTACGCTGCGATGGCGGCCTATCTTTTGTCAGATATGTATCCCAATTTGTCTTCTGATTTCTTTAGGAGGATTGGCGAGGCTGGACTGGCTAGATGTTTACAGGGCGTACATTATCCGTCAGACAACGAGGCTGCTATGGTTATAAGTGGCGCTATTTGGCAAGACATAAGATATAAACTATTTCCAGATCTGGAACCATACAGGAAGGGCTGATATGAAAAGACGAGACTTTGTTAAACTAGGAGCGGCGACTTTTGCTTATGGAAATATTACAGCGACTTACGCACAAGATGAGAAGAAGGACGATACAGCAGTATTATTCCTTTTTCTTGGCGGTGGCGCTAGTCATATTGAAACTTTTAATCCTGTACCATTTGCTCCTGCTGACCGGCGATCTGTAACCGGAGCTATAAAAACCAACGTAGCAGGGGTCGAGCTAGGAGGTTTGTTTACAGAACTATCTAAACGTACAGATAAAATTGCAATCCCAAGAGCATTTGGTCACAGAGATCAGAACCATGCTTCCGCTGTTCATTGGATGGTTACAGGCGAGGCTAATTTCGGAGCGGGAACAAGCTCTAAGTGGCCTAGCTACGGGTCTATGATGAGTAAGCATCACGGAGTAAACACTGATGACGGGTTGCCCACATATGTCAAGCTAGGACAGTACGATCATAACGGTGCTGCATGGCTTGGTGGAAAGTATACAGGCTTTGATGCAACAAAAGAAGGCAGAAAAGACCTTAGACTGTTAGGGCAAAGCGAAGATTTCCACCGTAGATTACAGGCTTTAAATGTAATTGATAATAATTTCTTAGCAAAAGACCAGCAAATGTCTAAAGATTGGCGAGATCTGCGGAATCAGTCGGTAGATATTATTCTTGGTGATGGCTCTAAGGCATTTAGAGTAGAAAACGACAAAGATTATGATAAGTTCAAGGAGGCAACATTGGGGCAGGATGCCCTTACTGCAATCAGATTGCTGGAAGCTGGCTCTAAGTTTGTTTCATTAAGCTATGGTGGCTGGGATATGCATACAAACATAGGCCAATCTCTTGCAACAAAACAGGTAGAACTAGACCACTACCTTGCTAAAATCATGGATACATTAGAGTCAAGAGGAATGTACGAACGGGTTATGCTTGTTGTAACCTCTGAGTTTGGTCGTACCCCAAAGGTGAATCAAAATCAAGGACGCGACCATTTTGGGAAACTCGCTCCCCTTATGATTAGTTGCGGGAGTTATGAAATGGGAAGAACGATTGGGGCATCGACCCCTAACGCAGACGATTTTGAGAGCGGAAGATGTGGACCAGAAGATTTAGCGTGGACTATCTATAATCATCTTGACATGGTTAAATTAACACGGTATACTGCTACGGATGGCAGACCTCACAGTATTGTAAAAGAAGACTCTAAGAACATTTTAAAGGATGTAGTATGATTAAAAAATTAGCAGCAGCATTGGTTTTAACTTTCTGTTTTTGTAGTATGAGCGATACAGTTTCGGCTCAGTGGCCTTGGGGTTATAATTATCGCCAAAGGGTCGTTGGGTATCAACCTCATGTTGTATGGCTACCACAAGGAACTACCTTAAATATAAACGGTGCGCACGTTGATCCATACAGGAGAACCGTTACGATAGGCGTTAATGCCCAATTTTACCATGTTCCACAGGTGCGAACTTTTAATTTCTATAATGGAAATCAAAATTTTTACAACAATAATAACTGGAGAAGATAATGAAAGACTATATTAAACAGACAGATGAAACATTTTACCTAGACTCTTACGGCTCAGAGGAAGAAGTTACAGAAAGTAATTTCTACACTCCTTCTGAGGCAGAGTATGAAGACTGGGGTGAGGATTCCGAAGACTGGGATATTTCTATAGCAAAACCCGGACTTTGGGAAAATATTCGTAAGAAAAAAGAAAGAGAAGGTAAGAAATACAAACCAGCAAAAAGGGGAGACAAGGACCGTCCAGATCCAGAATCTTGGAAAAAAGCTCAGAGTTTAGAATATCAAGGCCGCAAGGTTACGCTCAACAAACCTTTTCTAACTCCAAAAGGTCCAAAGAAAAGGTCTGTTTATGTTAAAAATGAGAAGGGTAATGTAGTAAAGGTGAACTTTGGCGACCCCAACATGGAGATCAAAAGAGATAATCCTAAAAACAGAAAGAGTTTTAGAGCTAGACACAAGTGCGAAACTCCCGGCCCTAAATGGAAAGCTAGATATTGGTCTTGCAAACAGTGGTAATATAATCTATAATACAGTTAGCTGGATTCAGATTGTCATACAATTCAATATTGTATTCAGCGCATCATCCAGCGCTGTATTATTAGACTATAACTTAGGAAACATTGAATGATAAATTTAATTGCGCCCATAAATACTTTGGGTTACGGGGTAGCGGGATACAATATACTTAAAGAATTATACAAGATAGATAACTCTGTATCCCTCTATCCCATTTCTCAGCCGCAAGATTTTGAAAGCGAAGAACTTTATGCGGCAATATCAAATCAAGAAAGATGTCTTATTGATAGACCCTGTGTTAAAATCTGGCATCAAAATGATTTGACCACCAGAGTTGGTAATGGAAAGTTTATAGGCTTTCCAATCTTTGAGCTTACTCATTTTAACGCAAAGGAAATAACAAGCCTTCATCATTGTAATAAAATATTTGTTTGTTCTAAATGGGCTAAACAAATTATCTTACAAAATACAAAATTTAAAGATGAAGATGTGCATGTTGTGCCTCTAGGTGTTGATAATAATATATTCTCACCATCAGCCGTTTCAGGAAGAAAGCCTACTGTATTTTTTAACTGCGGTAAATGGGAAAAAAGAAAAGGTCACGATATACTTCTAGAATGCTTCAACAATGCCTTTTCTGAGAATGATGATGTGGAACTATGGATGATGTGTGATAATCCATTTATAGGAGAGGGTAATAAAAATTGGCAAGACCTCTATAAAAATTCTAAGCTAGGAAGCAAAATAAGAATTATACCAAGGCAGAAAACTCATCAAGATGTAATGAGCATTATGCGGCAGGCTGATTGTGGTGTATTTCCCTCAAGGGCAGAAGGTTGGAATCTTGAGTTACTAGAAATGATGTCTATGGGCAAACATGTTATTACAACTAATTACTCTGCACATACAGAATTTTGCACTCCGGTAAACTCAAGACTTATAAATATTAACAATTTAGAAACAGCTTTTGATGGCGTATTTTTTGATGGTCAGTTGGGGCTTTGGGCAGAAATTGCTCAAGATCAAAAGGATGTTACAATAGAATATATGAGAGATGTTCATACGTTAAAACAAGATGGACAACTTACTACAAACCAAAACGGTATAGATACCGGAAAACAATTTAGTTGGAAAAATTCAGCACAGGAGTTGATAAATGGATTATGATTTTGATGATGTAGATCTTACACCTAGACAAATATTAAATCTTTATAAGGGTGGTTTTGTAGGTAGCGTATGCGATCCAGAAGACACGGCGGCTCTGCTGGCAGAACTTCCTACTCCTGTGTTTGGGGCTTCTGCTCATAGTCTATATGGATCTGGTAAAGGTAAGTTAAGCCTTCCTTTTAAAGCTTTATTAGATTTTGATTCCGGTTTTGGTCCATCAGAAAAGCAGACCACGGGGGATTGTGTTTCTCATTCCACTAGAAATGCTGTAGACATTACTCGCGCGGTAGAAATTAAAAATGGAGATAGGGAGGATTTCGTTGCTCGCGGCGCAACGGAGGCTATATATCAGTCAAGAAGCCATATGGGACAGGGTATGACTTGTTCTGGTGCTGCTAGATATGTTCATCAGAACGGCGGGGTGTTAGTTAGAAAAGATTATGGAGATGTAGATCTATCTAAATATAATTCTAGCTTGGGAGCGAGAAAGAAAATACCAAATAATGTGTATAAAACAGAGGCTCAAAAGCACCAAGTTAAAACAATATCAAACATCAGAACTATAGAAGAGGCTAGAGATGCGCTGGCTAATGGCTATGCTCTTTCTGTATGCTCTGGGTACGGCTTTTCTTCTAGAAGGGATAGTAATGGTATCGCTAAAAGATCTAGCGGTTGGAATCACGCTATGTGTTGGATCGCTTGTGATGATACAAACGAAAGATTAAAAGAAACGCTATACCTAGTTCAAAATAGCTGGGGCAAATGGAATAGTGGTCCAAGGGTAAATGGGCAACCAGAAGGTAGCTTCTGGATTAGAGAGAAAGATGCTAGAGGCATGTTATCGGGCGGTGGCGGCTGGGTGTTCAGCGATGTAGATGGGTTCCCAGCTAGAAAAATAGATTGGACAATCAATGAGGTATTTTGATGAACACACAACAAAGAGCGATAATAGGGGTTGTAATTATAGCTGGTTTTATTTTTTTTCAAAGTAAATCAGCAGAGTCGTTGACAACAAGCGATATACAGCCTATAATTGATGAGACGAGCGAGGCATTTGACGTAGCTCAGGCTAAGGTTTTTAATATTGTTCCTGATGATGACGACGAACCCTTGGGGCCAGATCCAGACGTTAATAAGTGTATATGCAAAGGTACTGGAAAGATAGTGCAGGGGGATGGTCATACAACCGACTGTCCATATCACTCTGTGTCTAGTCCTGCTCCTGTGGTGAACGAGGTGGAGGTGGTAGAGATGGGGGCATACTGTCCTACAATAACGGTAGAAAATCAAAAAAAAAATTACAGAAGACCTCTACTGTGGTTTCTACGGATGAGGTAAAGGTAAAGCCAAGAATGAAACAGGTTTTATTCTTTACGGCAAGTTGGTGTGGCCCATGTCAGCAGTGGAAAAGAACAGAGTTGGCAAAATTTAAAACTAATCCTAAGTGGAAAATATCGGAAAAAGCAGACGCTATGATAAGAATTGTGGATATTGACAAGCCGTCAAATAAGCAAATTATGTTTAGTAAGAAAACGAGGGTGGTTCCTGAGTTTGTTTTATTAGTAAACGGGAAATATGATTCTCATAAAACAGGTTTTCAGTCTGCCGAAACCATAGGAAAGATGTATAATAAGAAGTAGTGTTTATATCCTTCATCGGAAGGGTTTGTTTTTAGAAAAGGTAATTGGAGTAAGTTATGGATAAGTTAAAATCGTTAGGTAAGTCTCGTAGATTCTGGGTTTCAGCAATCGGCCTTGCCGCAGTTGTAGCTTCCGATCTTTTTGGAGTGGAATTGAATCAGGAGCAATTACTTGGTATCGTTACCATTGTTGCAGCTTGGGTTATTGGTGATACTGTACGAGAAACTAAATAGTAGGAAAATAAAATGGGTGAACTTAGTACGATTCAGTTAATTTTTATTGGTGTAGGAGTCGTTATTGCGGCTCCAGCTTTACTTGATTTATTGAAAGGGCTTTCTTTGCCCTCTATCAGTAGACCTAAAAAAGCTGTGAAACTATCTTCTACGGTTGTTCAGTGGGAGTCTCTTTACGATTCTTGCAAAGCCCTTTGTTTAACAGAGGCTTGCAAGAAGTTAGACGAGGCATTCCCTCTGTTAGTAGAAAGAGATGAGAAATGCGAAAATCAAGACTCTCTTGAAACGGAGGATAAAATTGAAATCCTCAACGACTAGAACCTGTATAGGTTTACTTATAGTTCTTATTGGTTTATTTTTGCCTCAAATTCAGGAACGGATTCCTGATTTGATACCCAAGCCCAGCGCTCCGGTTGTTGACATAAAAGAACCTACGCAGGAGATTAAAGAGAAAACCTTAAAGGTGGCAGAGAAAGTTACCGATGATAAAGATAGGTTGGACCTTTGTATCTTTAATAAAGAGTTTTCAGAAAGAATATTGACATACAATACAGATGTTCAACAGGTAAACGATGTATATACAGAGGCCGCAAAGATTTTGTATAAAGATTCTTTAAAAGGTAAGTACGATGGGTATAGTGAAGGCGTTATATCTCTAGTCTCAGGGGTTACTGGAAGCGAAAACCACCAGCTAACACAGTCAGAAAAGCGTCAGCTTGGTGAAGTGTTTTCTGGTCTTGCTTGGAATTTATCTCAATGAAAGTAAGGGTAACATTTATAGTATTAAAAAAGGACAACAACATAAGCCCCGCAAGCGATCAGCATTTAAAAGTTTATCTTGATGATGATTATTTGTTTCCTTTTAAATATATATCCACAAAGAATGAGTATGAAACCTTAAAAGAAATTTCAGAACACTATCTTAGTGTAGATTTTGATTGGATGAAAAAAGATCTTTTTAGTTTTGAGGTCTTGAATAATGAAGAATGTGAGGTAATATATATAGCTTGTATTCCCCAGATAGGCGATTCAGAAAAAACAGGATCTTTTTACACTCTGCCCGAACTCTCCGATATAGGAATAGAACTAAAGAAAAATTATGAAAGAGCAATCTTTAAAAGAGGAAAATCCCCAGTCGGATGGTGAGACTATATCTCAGCTATTGATATACACAGAAGAAGATGGAAACATATACTTTTCATGTGATTGGACAGATTCAGAAGATGCAGTCACAAGCATGGGGTCTATGTTGTATAGACTATCCGAAGGGCAATTAGTATCTGAAATTATGGATAATTTAAAGTCCCAATGTGTACTAGAAGAAAGAGTTGAAGACTATGAAAAAATATCTACACTATATAATAGTTTAAAGATATTGAAAAAATCAGTTAGCGAAATATCAGAAGATACCGTAGTCGTCAACCCTATAGATGCAACTACCTTTTAATCACGGTGAGACTATTATGCCAGTTCACAAAAAAATAGCTTGGGAAAGCTGGAATGCTAAAGTTGACGTAGTATCTTCTATTGAGCCAGCGCAAGCAGGAGAAGAGGAAGATTATGAAATTGACCAAATGTCTCAATTTCCAATAGATCCCAGCTTTATTCTAGAGCAACAAAGAATCTTATACACCCCGATAGGTCCGTATCCAGAAGAGTCAATGCTGAAACCTTCCGATAGGTGGGATTGCTGGATGGGATATACAAACTTCCCAGTTACTAACAAGATTTCTTCTGTTTTAAATAAGGATATAGATGGCATAGAAGCTTTGAAAATATTAGGTAAATATTCTTTTTTCATTGGTGTTGCTAGAATGTTTGATATATCGGACGTTAGGAAAGCTATTGAAGAAAGGTTATGTAACTATACGGAGAGTGAAATACTGTCAGACGAAGAAACTCAAGAGACGGTAGATTTAGTTAAGAGTCAACTTAAAAACAATAAATATTGGTCTATTTTAGTTTCTCCGCAGGGGAAAGTTGACTATATAGTTTCTGATTTTATGGATGAGATTTATTTAGATGGTCTAAATAGATTATTGGAATTGAAAAAACAGGCTGGCGGAATAATACTTAGGAGCAAAAGTGGATAAAGATATTGAAAATTACTTGAAGGATAAAAACATTCTAAACATTATGAATAAGGTTTCTTTTCCTTATAAGAACAATATAGACTGTGACGAAATTGATTCGATTAAAATGGATATATTATGGAATTGTATCAACAAATACGATTCAGATAGAGGATCTAAATTTACATCTTATTTGTATCAACAGCTTTCTTTTGCTTTTCGCAGCAGGGTAAAGAAAAAAAGAAGAGAATACTCTAGTGAGTTTATAGAGGATGGAACGTCTACGCGAGGAAGAATGCGTCTTCAAAGTTTAAGGAAAACAAGCTCTGACATGAATTTTTATGATATTTTAGAAGGTTTGCCTGACGATGTTTCGGACATAATAAAACAAAGATTCATGGAAAATATGACGATGAAAGAAATAGGAAGTGCTAATGGCTACAGTAGAGAGACGGCTAGAAGAAAATTGTTAAAAGCTGTAAAAATATGCAAAGAAAAAAACAAGATTCAAATATGATTTGTGTATATAGAGTTGGACTTGGATATATAGTGTAGGATACATGGAAAAAAAATACATTTATAACATGGAGAATGTTAATGCCTGTTTCTACACAAGGTGATTATCTTAAAAACACTACTGGTGGGGCTTATGTGGCCCAAAAAGAAGGCGGTACTGTACTTGGCAATGTCACTACTGGTACTGTAATTACTAAGTCCTTGTCTCTTTTAGATAATGGCGCACCCTATACTGCTACTCTTCCTTCGGAAAGAGCTAACGGTTTAGTTGCTAACCAAAAAGTTCTATCCGGTGGAACTTTCGCTTATGACGCTGCTGGAAAATATGTTATTCGTACAATTAGTGATACACTCTCTGGTGTTGCTAGCACAACGATGCTTATTCCTTCTAGAGCAAAAGAAGCTACTCCACCCATTGCCAAGTTTAATCACGACTTTGGTGCGGATACAACTAGTTTGATGAGAAAGAATCGTTTTTCTCGCATTGGCTACTTAAATAACGGAAATAAGCTCACTTCAAGAAGGTTGTGGCTTAATGCTGCTGGAACGGCTGCTGCTGCTCCTTCTACTTTAACCGGTGGGAATATGTGGGGTATTGCTGCAAGTGCAACCTCGGATAATCCAGACAATGCCGCTAATCCAACCAGAGCTATTCCGGGTGAACTTGTAATGAAGGTTGACTTCGTTACTCTTACTGTCGCCGGAGGTGACTTCTTCGACTACAAACCAATTACTGGTATGTAGAGAATTTTTTGGCTTTAACCGAGGGGGCGGGGTGTGTCTCGCCCCCTTTTTTTATACATAAGGAAAGTCATCATGAGCGAGGCATGGAGTTTAACTAGAGATATAGCAGAAGTCGTAGGAATGTTTCTTGTTCCCGTCATGGCTTGGGTTATGTATACTATATTAAGTCATGGAAAACAAATCATAATTTTGGAGGAAAAAGTGAACGACTCCTTAAATAGAAGAATGGCTGGTATTGAAGAGAAGGTTGTGAGTATGGAAAGTAAAATAGAAAACAAGATAGACGGTCTTGAAAAAAATATTGTAGAGTGTAAAATAGCTATAAACAACAACGCCAGCAATCTCAATAGTATTGGTAATTCTATAACCAATAAGTTTGATACCTTGATAGATAAAATTGAGGATATTAGATGAGCATAAAGTCTGTAATCATCAGAGAAATAATGGAAGAGTTTGGCGTTACCGAAGAAATGGTAGACAAAGTTAAATCTGTTATTGATAATATTGATGTACAGAAATTTGATAACAGGACTATTATTAGTATAAAGACTAAAAATATATCAGTAATTATAGATAAATGAAATTGATTTTTTACCTGTCTTAAACTATAATATACTATCTACTAAACACTTTACAGGACGAGGAATAAATAAATGTCATTGAAATCCCTTATGGATTACACTTTTGTAAGCAAGTATGCGAGATGGATACCGGAAAAGAAAAGAAGAGAAACTTGGAACGAGGCTGTAGATAGAGTCAAGCAAATGATGCTTGAAAAATATGCGGATAAACCGGAGGTGTTGCCGGAAGTAGAATGGGCATACGAACAAATGCGCAAGAAGCGTGTGCTTGGTAGTCAGCGCGCTCTACAGTTTGGCGGTTCGCCAATCTTTAAACATAACGCCAGAATGTATAATTGTATTGTCTCATTTTGCGACAGAACTAGATTCTTTCAGGAGTGTATGTATCTTCTTTTATGTGGTTGTGGTACAGGGTTTAGCGTACAAAAACATCATATAAATAACCTACCAGACCTACTACCTAAAAAAGAAGGAAGTAAGAAATATGTTATACCTGATACAATTGAAGGGTGGAGTGATGCTGTCGGAGTCCTCGTATCAAGTTATTTTGATCAATTTGCTGATGAAGAGTTGTTTGTAGAGTATTCTGGCAAGAATGTTAACTTTGACTATAGTGAAATTCGTCCTGCTGGATCATATCTTAAATCTAGCGGAGGCAAAGCGCCGGGACCAGAACCACTTAAAAAAGCACTCACAAACATTAGGAAGATTTTAGACAAGGCATTAAAAGATGGACAAACAAAACTCTCAGCCATCCAAGCTTACGATATTGTTATGCACACCGCTGACGCTGTTATTAGTGGTGGTGTTCGCCGTAGTGCTACCATTTGCGTCTTTAGCCCTGATGATACTGAGATGGCAACAGCTAAGACAGGAACTTGGTTCATTGACAATCCGCAAAGAGGAAGATCCAATAACTCAGCACTTCTACTCAGGGACGAAACGACTAAAGAACAATTCTCAGAATTGATGAAGTCCGTAAAAGAGTTTGGCGAACCGGGATTTGTTTGGTCTGACAGCACAGAATTGTTAGTAAACCCCTGTGTGGAAATTGGAATGTGGCCTGTTTGTGAAAAAACAAAAGAGTCAGGATGGCAGGCATGTAATCTCAGTACGATCAACTGTGCGAAAATCAAAACAGAACAAGACTTCTTTGACGCTTGCCGCGCTGCTACAATTATTGGTACGTTGCAAGCGGGGTTCTCAGAATTTGGATACCTTGGTGGCGCGTCTGAAAGAATTATTGCAAGAGAAGCCTTGCTGGGCGTTAGTATGACTGGAATGATGGAGCAACACAACATTTGTCTTGACGAAACATCGCAAAAGAGAGGTGCTTCCATAGTAAAAAAGACAAACAAGAAGATTGCAGAACTCACTGGTGTAAACCAAGCGGCTAGAACTACTTGTATTAAACCAGAAGGTACGTCAAGCTGTATCCTTGGGACATCTAGCGGTATTCACCCGCACCACGCGAAGAGATATATTCGTCGCGTCCAAGCCAACAAGATGGAGCCTATCTATAATTACTTTAAAGAAATTAATCCTAGAGCATGTGAAGAAAGTGTTTGGAGTAATAACGATAGCGATGATGTTGTTGGGTTTTGCGTAGAAGTTCCAGATGGAAGTAAAACAAAGAATGCAGTAGATGCTATCCAGCTATTAGATTATGTAAAGTCTACACAAAAAAGTTGGGTTCTCAATGGAACCAATCCAGAACTTTGCACTCAACCTTGGTTAAATCATAATGTTAGTAATACTATTAATGTTAAACCAGAAGAGTGGAACGAAGTAGAAAGATATATATTTAAGAATAGAAAATACTTTTGTGGTATTTCCTTGCTTCCTATTTCTGGAGACAAGGACTATCCCCAAGCGCCATTCACCACAGTGTACCTACCAAGCGAACAGGTTGCTCACTACGGGGATGCTTCTCTGTTTGTAAGCGGTCTTATCGAAGTTGCGCTAACCCTTTGGGAAGACAACCTGTGGACAGCCTGCGACAGTCTTCTTGGGGTAGGAGAAAAACTTAAAGGTAACGGTAAGAAAGAATGGGGGGAAAGATGTAAGAAGTTTGCTGATAAATACTTTAAGGGAGATCTAAGACAATTGACATATTGCATGAAAGATGTGTATAATTGGAAGGAGTGGGTTGATATCAACCGCGAATACAAAGATGTTGATTTTACAAATGTTATCGAGGAAACTAACAACGTAGTGCCAGAGCAAGAACTTGCCTGCGCAGGAGGAAAATGCGAAATATGAATATCCATCCAGACGAATTAGCTAGAGAAAAACAATTACAAGAACACCAAAAGAGAACCTGCTTTCCTAAATATATAAAACCTTGGAACGGGCATCCTTTACAGTTTGTAAAGCTAAACGAAGACGCTATCGCCCCAACAAAGGCAAACGAATCTGATGCGGGATTTGATTTATACGCTTCTCACGGGGCGATATTAGAAAAGCATACTCATAAATTAATCAAAACTGGAATTGCGATGCAAATTCCTACCGGTTATGTGGGATTGATCTGGCCTAGATCTGGAATGGCCTATAAATACGGTATAGATGTTTTCGCTGGCGTTATTGATAGTGGATACCGTGGAGATGTTGGCGTTATCCTTTTTAATTCTCAATATAGTGATTACCACATAAAGCCGGGAGATAGAGTGGCGCAACTTGTGCTGCAAAAAGTAGAAAACTTTGAGCTTATAGAAGTGTCCGACCTAAACAATACAGACCGTAGCGAAGACGGTTTTGGAAGCACAGGTGTATAATGACAACCTTACCATTTAGCGATCCTAACGGTAGGATATTTTACGCTTGTCAGGCCGTTCTTACAACAAAAAGAAATGTCGCAGGAGAATCAGATTCTACTGATGGGGTTTTCCTAAATGGTGTTCAATCTATAGGTATAAATGGAGACATGCCGTCTCAGTCTCTTTTAGATATAGGTAGGGCGCAAAGACAATTTCATTACTATGGTCAGCAAAATTTTGAAATAACTATAGAAAGAAAAATAGATAAAGATAGCGATTTCTTTTACTTTGTAGATCCCTCTGATTATACTGCTGGGGCCGCTGGCTACAAAACTAGCCACGCTTTGTATAAAGATAATTTACACGATAAAGGTTTCGCAGATGATGGAGGTAAGTCACTAAGAAATTATGACATAACTATTCTTTATGCTCCAGACCGATATAGTTATATAGGTGCTGGAAATGATTTAACTGACGAAGATTATAACGATACTAACGACGACGGAAGTATAAGCGATTCTGAAAAAGATGATCAAGAACCAGACAAAGATAAAATTATATCTGTGACTTATAAGAGTTGTTTGTTGTCTAATGTAGAATATACCATAGGGGTGGATGGTGTTACTGAATCTGTGACCCTGTTTACAAAACAGTTTAGATTTAATAAAGACTTATCTACCCTAAGTGCTTACGGCATAAATGATGATCTTCCTCAGTCTGGAGAAGTCTTAAAAAGGCAACATTTAGATATACTAAAACAACCCGTTGATAGAAAATCAAGACTTCCTCAAGAAGTTATTAGTATGTTTGAGGTGGGTAATGCCGAAACTGCTTATGATGGTGATGACGGTGTTAAAAGACCTTTAAAAATATATGGAATTAATAGTATAAGCCTCAGTCTATCTATTGATTACTCTCAAATACCAGACGTAGGATTTTGGAGGGGATCTGAAAAAGATAAAGAGTATGAGCAAAATTTATTTTCTTATATGAATCTACCCCTTCAAGTAACATGCTCTTTTACTGGTGTTGCAAGAAGATCGCTAGAATATGGAGACTTTATATGGACGGAAAGCGCTGACGATGTGTTTGTTAGAAATACAGATGTTATATTTGGCGCTTCTGGCGTAATGGACAAAAGTACAGGGCTTAGTTATGGAGGCGGTCCTTACAGGGATGGACTTGATCCCAATAATCCTAATCTCCCCAGCTATGGTTCACCAAAGCCTCCGTCAGATGTATATAACAGAACAGATAGACCTATAAGACTTGTTTTTGCTACATTTGACCCAGCCGCCAATGCAAACAAATTTCACATAATAGATCTTGGCAACAATAACTACGTATCTAGTATCAGTACCAGCGGTGGCGATACAGGAGGTGGCAATGTAGAAACGACAATCACTTATCAAAATGACCATAGCGATATGGTATTAGTTAAGGATACTCAGGTGAGGGATTTAATTAACGAAAAACCTTTCTAATCAAAGAGTTTAAATGAAAAGAAAAACTAAAAAACCCAGCAGCGCACCACAAAAAGTAAAAGTCGTAGAAGCAAAAACGGAGAATCAAAAAGAGTATATAAGGTCTATAGTAGAAAATGATGTTGTATTTTGCAGCGGGCCATCTGGATCAGGTAAATCGTATATAGCGGCGGGGATAGCCTCAGAACACCTTCACAGAGGAGAAATAGATCAAGTATTGATAACACGTCCTCTGGTATGCACCGGAAAAGAGTTGGGAAGTCTTCCGGGAGATTTACTAGACAAGATAGCGCCATACCTTCTTCCTATGCAGGAAAATTTTAGAAACTTCTTAGGGAGAGCCTATTACGGAATGTACTACAACGAAGGTAGGATAAAATATCAGCCTCTAGAGGTTATGAGAGGGTCTACTTTTCATAATACATATATGATATTGGACGAAGCTCAAAACTGTACATTTGAACAAATAAAAATGTTTATAACCAGAATGGGACAGGGGAGTAAAGTGTTGATAAATGGAGACACTAGGCAATGCGACTTATCTAGAAGCGGTCTATGGGATTGTATAGAAAAGCTTGAGGGCGTGGATGGTGTTGGAATCTCCACACTTACAAGACAGGATATTCAAAGGAATGGTATTCTTGGAAGAATATTAACAGCTATGGAAAATTAGCGTGTAATGTTAGCGTCTATCCTCTAGAATATAGAGTCAACTTACTATACGGAGGAACAAATGCCGCTTTATGACTTTGAGTGTAAACAATGCAAATATTACGATGAAATTAGACAGGCCCATGATGCTCCATCTATATTGGAGTGTCCATGCTGCGATAAAAAAACTTTAAGAAAGGTTTTTATAAACCCTCCCGCTATATCTATTAGAGGGGAGCCTACTACAATCGCACAACTAGCGGATAAAAATACTAGAAACATGGGCCACTACGAAAAACAAGACAGATCCGCCAAAGATAATCCTAAAAATAAGAGTGAGGCTCAAAAGAAGAGAGAGGTTAATAGAAAGATAAATGGAATGACGGATAAAGAGAAGGTTAAATGGATAAAAGAAGGTGACTCATGAATGAATTACAAATATCCGATAATCAAGTAGATAGAAAAAATCATCCACATCACGCCACTATAACTATGAAAATTGATATTAGGAAGATGTATGACGATGGTAGTCTTGATAATCAAGTTATGGGTAATCGCCTACTGTCTAAATATGGTATATCTAATAAGGCTCAGATATGTATTTCTGGAGCTACAGAAGCAGACTGTATAAGAATATTAAAAGAAAAACTGGAGAAGCTAAATGGCTAGATGGGATAATGAAGATGTATCTGACTTAAATTTACCAAACCCACAAGATGTGCAAAAGACATACTTTGGTAAAAATGCGGCAGTTGCTATGGAGACAAGGGAGGCGTTTGCATATACTAATACTGTTGACCAGTCAACTTCCTATCACATACTTTACGACAGAGCCGAAATAATTGATCCATATAACGATAGATTTACAAGATCGTCTTCGACAACTAGGAGGTTTAAAAAGGTCTCAGAAACGTGTTTTAATTTTTACATGAAGTATTTGAAAACTAAGAATGCTTTATATTTTACAAGAGCCAGAAGATTAGTAATGGAGAAATGAAATGAAGAAAGGTCCGCTTTCAAAAGCTGAAAAATTTTATATTGAAAACAATGCAAGATCAGAACTAAGTGATCTAGTCAAGGATCTTGACAGATCAGAACTTTCAATTTCAAAGCATCTGAAAACTATCAAGACTGAGCAGTCGCAAATTGCAGACTCTTCTAACCTGTACGCTAGAGACTCTAACAAGGTAGCTACGATCATGACGGAGGCAGCTTCTATGGCGGCAGACGAGTCTAGAAAAAGCACGTCAACACCAAAAAAGTATAGAGGAATAATACACAAGATAAAGGAGGACTAATATGATTTGCACAAAGAGAGATGGCTATATGAGAAGGCTCATCATGGAGCATCTTATGATTAGTTGGATTGTCACACTATCTAACGACGAGCGTGTCTATGGTGACTATGACAGGCCAAACTTAGAAAACCCTTGGACCAGACTTTCGGATTACTGTAAAGATCGTAATGTTTTTCCTGTAAAGATAGAACTCCATATGTTCGGCGCTCCTGCTAAGGTTTTCTTTGAAGACCCTAAAGGCTTAGATGGGCTGGCTGTTATGAGAGGCATAGCTAAAGATCAAGCGATGGACGGTAGTCATTCTACATCTTTTCAAACCCTAACCGTGTGTTTACTAAAAGATGACTGCTCTGCCGTAGATGTCGCAAAATACACTTGGCCCTATAATCAATTTGAGAAGGCTAAGTCTGAAAGATCTGTTACAGAAGATAATGTTAAATATATGATATTCAAAAATGACTCAGAAAAAATCAAACACCCAGAAGTACAGAAGTATATCAACGAGGCAGCCGTGTAATGCGGCTCAGTATTGCGCTGAACTTGTCTGCATTAGAAAAAGGGAGCGTGATAACAAGGGTAGTCTTGAATTTAAGTTTTGGAACAAGTCACAAAAAGAAGAATATGAAACTCAAATTAGATTAGCTTCTAAGTTAATTAAAAAATACGGAGAGAAATCTTTAGTATCTTATTTAAATGGCCCAAGTGGTAGAAACGTTTACTCCTTGGGCTTTTTGCACAATTCTAAAAAGTTTGTTTTAATCACTAAGTTTGTAGAAGCCGGTGTTGCAAAACGATCCGAAGAGGTTAAAATAGAAGCAAAGAAACCAAAAAAGGTTATAGAAATATCAGAAGATGTAGAATACAAGCCAAGAACAAAGAAGAAAAAGAAAACATTAATGTCAAAACTTAGGGATACCGATGGCAAAAAAGAAAACTCCTGAATATTTGAAAAGTCAAATAAAAGAATACGGAAACATAATCAAAACAGGCACAGAGGTGCTTAAAGAAAAAAGCGACTACAAAGTAATTTCTATCAGTCCCGCTATTGATATAGCGCTAGGTGGTGGAGTTAGAGAGGGCTGTTGGGTTACTCTTACAGGCGATCCTAAAAGTGGTAAAACAACAACCGCTATGCAAATCGCTACCAACTGTCAAAAAGAAGGTAGGCCAGTCATCTATCTAGATGCGGAAGGTCGTCTTAAAGATATGAATTTTCAGGTAAACGATTTCGACCCTGAGAAAATAGAGGTTATTGCACCAGAAGATAAGCCTTTACCGGCAGAAGAGTTCTTAGAAATGGCCTACAAAATGATGAGCCATCCAGACTATCAAGGCGCGATTCTGATAATTGATTCTATATCTTCTTTGATTCCAGCTAAAGAATTAGATGGAGACTTTAGTCCGGGACGGGCGGGGCTACCAAAGATTTTGTCCATCTTTACAAAAAAGATTGGACAACTTCTACCAAGGCAACGAGGACTTGTTATTGCTATAACTCACTATATCGCAAACACAGGAGGATTTGGTAAAGCTAAACTTTCTGATGGCGGTAACAAAATTCAATATCAAGCAGATACTAGAATGGAAATTGCTGGTGGTGGTGAAAAAATCTCCGCAGTAAAACCTTGGGAAGACGCTAGCAAAAATAGAATTGGTCAAGTAGTAAACTGGAAAATTATTTGTTCTTCTATGGGACCACCGGGAGGACAAGTGCAAAGCTACATCAGGTATGGTCATGGTATCGACTCAACCCAAGAGGTTCTTCAGTTGTCGCTAGACTTGGGTTTTATTGACAGGTCTGGAGCTTGGTTCTCTTGTCCATTCTTAGAAACGAATAAAGAGCTTGCTAAAGAGGTTGACCCAGATGTTGATGTGGAAGACGCTGAAAAACTTACTAAAGCTTTTAAGTTTCAGGGTCAAGACAAGGTTTATAGTTTTTTGAACAGAAACCCTAAACTAGTAAAGTCCCTAGAGTCGATGATAAAAGAGGTCTTGGCTTGAAAGTAATAGGCTTAGACAGCCGAGAGTACAAATGGAACCCTAAGTCTGGAGGTGGAAAGAGATCTAAACTCCACCAAAAGGCTAAGGGGCTGCTTGACTCTTGCTATCCGTATGATAGAATACTAGAAGAGGTTAGTCTTCCGGGGACAAAAACCATAAGAAATAAAAACCTACGTGCTGACTTTTATATACCTAATAGAAATTTGGTTGTAGAAGTTCACGGTGAGCAGCACTTTCGTTTTAATGCTTTTCATTTTAAAGATAAGTTGTGCTTTTTTAAAGCGCAGGCAAGAGACAGAAATAAAGCAGACTGGTGTAAATTAAATGAAATACGGTTAGTTCAGTTAAACTACAACGAGGACATAGATGAGTGGCGAAACAAGATTGAATGAGTTTCTACAAGCGATTGAAGATTGGAAAAGCTCTAAGTATTTAGCGACAGTAGACCCTCCAGAAGAAGCTTCTATCGCTCTAAACGCTAGTTCTGAGACGATGAAATCTTGGAGCGCAGAAACATGTAACGTATATTCTTTTAAGCTCTATGCTTATGCAGAGTATGTTGAAACAGAAAAGACTAGAGAAAAAAACACTTTAGAGTGGGCAGAGTCTTCTATTTGGTTTATAATAGGTAGCGTAATGAATCAATACGGAGGTCAATATTCAAAATGGCAAGAAAAGTATTACTCTGCGGTAAAAGAAAACCCTCTTGCATCGGAAATACTAAAGATTAAAAACCATGCAGAGGCTAGGGTTAGAACACTAGAGGGTAAAAACAGTAGAGTTATTAAGATGGCAGAAATATTAGCAAATATGGCTAGGAGAAAATAATGAGCGAAGAGATTATAAAAACACTGTTAAGTATAATGACACCGGAGCAAAAAGCTGAATTAATGAGCAAGCTCCAAGATCCAGATTTACCCCTTGATAATACGGCGTATATCCAAAAAGAAAAGGTTAAGCCACCTAAAAGTACGGCAGTGGATGTGGATGATTTTACAATGACAAAAGATAAGGCAAATCCAAACTCTACACAGGTGGAAGTTAAGAAAAGGGTTAACTTATTTAGCGATGATGGAACGGAGCATAAAGATCCTCTAAACAAAACGCCAGAAGTAACCCCCACAGAAAGAAAGAGGCCGCCGGTAAAAAACGTTTCACAAACATGCTCTTCCTGCGGTAAAGGTTTAGAGGTGCATCCCGCTCATAAAAGAGAAAACTTTATTTGTGATAAGTGTTTGAGGTCAAGGTCAGTTTAAATGAAAAACAATCTTCAAGATTCAGCATCTGAAAGAGCCGTATTAGCGGCTCTTTGTCAATATGGATTAGATTGCTATTTAGAAATAGATTTTGTAGACGCTGACCACTTCACAAGTGACATGAATCAGCTTTTATATCACTGCATATATAAGTCTGTTTCAGAAAACTCTAAGGTGGAATTAGCATCTATACTTTCTGCCGCAAACAGTCTTGGGGTAAGTGAATCTATAAACAACAAAGAAGAGATGTCGTTTATAAGGTCTTTGTTTAATTTTCCTATACATAAAGAAAATGCAAAGTCTCACGCTGTAAAGATAGCAAAACTTAAATTAGCAAGAGATTTAAAGAAAACACTCAAGGCTTGCGAAAAAGAGCTAGACGCTACTAATGGCGATGAAGATATAATGGATCTTATATCTAAAGTAGAAGCGCCTATATTAGACGCTACTGCCGACATATATCAATCATCCAATAAGAAGACCGAAATTATTGGTGAAGATATTGATGATTATATTGAATACCTTTCTGAGAACGTATCTGAAAACGTAGGAATACCAACAGGGTTTCCTAGGTATGATGCAGCGATTGGCGGTGGACTAAGAAGAAAGTGTGTTGATCTCGTAGCCGCACGTCCCAAGGTGGGTAAGTCCATGTTTGGAGACGCTGTAGCGATGAATGTTTCTAGGTTGGGTATTCCTGTGCTGATGCTAGATACAGAAATGAGCAAGGAAGACCATCTCAACAGAATGCTTGCAAACCTTAGCGGTGTAGATATTAATAAGATTTCTACTGGTAAGTTTACAGAAAACCCACTAGAAAAAGAAAAGGTTGAAAAAGCCGCGCAAGAACTCAAAGAAATACCGTATCACTATATAAGTATAGCTGGTCAGTCTTTTGAAAACATATTAGCGTTAATGAGGAAGTGGATTTATCAGCACGTTGGCTTTGACGAGTCGGGCGTTACTAATGACTGCCTTGTAGTTTATGATTATCTAAAGCTGATGGGATCGGAAGGTATTAGTAGCTCAATGCAGGAATACCAAGTGCTTGGTTTTCAAATAACCCAGCTACATAACTTTATGGTTAAGTATGATGTACCCTGTTTGAGTTTTGTGCAGCTAAATAGAGATGGTATAACCAAGGAGTCTACCGATGTGGTATCAGGCTCAGACAGGCTTATATGGCTTTGTACGAGTTTTTCTATATTTAAGATGAAGTCAGAAGAAGAGGTCGCGGAAGACAAGATAGAAAATGGAAACAGGAAACTGGTTCCGGTTGTGGCTAGACATGGTTGTGGTCTTGATGACGGCGACTATATTAGTATGAATATGTTTGGAAGTATTGGTAAGTTAGTAGAAGGTGAAACCAGAAATGAGCTTCATAATAATGCAAGAGCAAGAGAAGAAGGTTTTGAAATAAATGAAGAAATTGACACAGAATCAGATATTGACAGTGTGTGATAAGCTGGCAGAGCATATTCCTGAGATTCTAGAACACTTTGATATCGAAGGATTAGAGTATCCCAATAGGTATTCGTTTCCATGTCCTATTCACGGCGGGGATAGTCCAGAGGGTTGTAGCGTATTTACAGACGGGGACTCTGCCGTTGGTAACTGGCGATGCTGGACAAATCAATGCGAACAAGACTACCAAAGTAATATATTTGGATTTATAAGAGGCGTACTGTCAAATAAAGATGGTAAAGATGTTTCCTTAAATGCAACGTATAACTTTTGTCTAGAGTTTCTTAAACTAGATGATTCGCAATTAGAAACCCAAGATCAACAACCAAGTAAAGAAGTTAAATTACTAGAAATATTTGAAAGAAAGATTGAAAGAAAACCCACCACAATATCTAGGGAACAAATACAGTCTACTATAAATATACCGGCAGAATACTACATCAATAGAGGATACAGAGAAGAAACCTTAAAAACTTTTGATATAGGTACATGTTTTGCAAAAAATAAGCCAATGTCTGGAAGAGTTGTTGTTCCTATTTACGATGAAGACTATAACTATGTAGGATGTGTTGGAAGGTCTATTAATGACGAACTAAAGCCCAAGTGGTTACACAGTAAGGGTTTTAAGAAAAACGTTCTTTATGGATTTAACATTGCTCAGAAATTCATGGGAAGCAAAGGTGTTCTTTTTATACTAGAAGGACAGGGCGATGTTTTAAGAATGTATGAAGCAGGATTTAAAAATTCAGTTGGTATTTTTGGTTCTAGTATAAGTGATGACCAGCTATTAACATTAGAAAAAAGCGGCGCTTTAAACTTGGTGATACTCACAGACTATGACGAAGCTGGAAAAAAAGCCGCGAGCCAAATTGTCAAAAAATGCGGAAGAAGATTTAATTACTACAGACCGCAAATTTCTAAAAAAGACATTGGTGAAATGACCACAGAACAAATTCATGAAGAACTTAACCCCCAATTGGAGAAGGATAACTTAATATGACCACTAGAATTTTAGCGTTTGCTGGCAATAAGCAGTCTGGTAAAACGACATGCAGTAATTTTATACACGGTTATCAACTTAGATCTAATAATATAATTAGCGCATTTAACGTGACAGATAAAGGCGATCTTGTTGTTGGGACAGAATTTATTGACTCTAAAGGAGAAAAGGAACAGGGTCAAGCTTTATTAGACGTAAAAAGGGTAGACCTAGATTTTGCGGAGTGGGCGGTGTATAATATGTGGCCCTATGTAAAAAGCTATTCTTTTGCAGACCCTCTTAAAAATATCGCAACAGAATTATTCGATATTAAAGAAGAGAATATTAGGGGTACTGATATACAGAAGAATGCTAAAATACCCATCACTTGGGAGTCTATGCCCGGAATTATAAGCTGCCCTAAGTTGGCTAGAAATCCCCAGATAAAAAAACTTATTGATGATGGAACCTTTATGTATCACAAAAAGGGGAAAATGACAGGCCGGGAGTTCTTGCAGTTTTTTGGATCAGAAGTATGTAGAAAGATTTACGAAGAAATTTGGGTTTCTAGACTGGTCAAAGATGTAGAGTCGGAGGGTTCGCTACTGGCGGTAGTTGATGATTGCAGGTATCCAAATGAAGCAGAGGCTATTCAGAATGCTGGCGGCAAAGTTATTAAATTAACAAGATCAAACCATAAAGATTCTCATAAAAGCGAAAACGCATTTGATAAAGATTATGAATTTGATGCTGTTATTGATAATCAAAACATGTCTATCCAAGAAGCTCACGTAGAACTTGTAAAGACTATTGAAGATTGGGGATGGTTAGGATCTCCGATACCAGAGTCTATTCCAGAATCAGAACCCGTTCTTGTTGGTGGTATCCATACAATCAAGGAATCGGAATGATAGTAACATATATTAGATCCTCTAGTTATGGCAATTACGACTTTTGTCAAATGCAATATTTTATGACTTATGTATTAGGATATAGGTCAGAGTCGGGAAAAAAAGCGCAACTTGGTACGGCATGTCATAAGGTGATGGAATGTTTAGCATCCTGCACAAAAGAGCTACAGGACAACCCGGACAAAAAAGAGTTGTTAATTACAGACGACGCTATTGGCGAAGTTGAATTTACGCCAAGAAAACTAAAGACTAAGAAGTTTGTCGCAGATCTTTTGAGTCGCAGTTATGAACATTACGGGTCTACAGATAGCCATAAGTATTACCCTGCTGATTTTAAGTTTTGCGAAAAGCAAATTGATACAGCACTAACCTTTAACGATGGTCAATTTGATCCAAGGAAAAGAGATATAGTTGACACAGAGCCAACTTTTGATATTGCTATAGAAGAAGACTGGGCTAAATATAAATATGAAATGCCGGATGGAACAACCGTAGAAGGTAATCTAGCGATCAAAGGAACGATTGACTTAGTTACAAAAATAGACGATAATATAATTGAAGTCGTAGATTGGAAAACGGGACAAAGAAAGAACTGGGCAACAGGAGAAGTTAAAACTTATGAAAAACTTCTTGACGATGCACAGTTGTTGTTGTATAATTATGCTATATCAAAACTTTACCCCGATTATGATCAAGCCATCATGTCTATCTTCTTCACTAGAGACGGTGGTCCTTTTAGTATGTGTTTTGATAAGAAGGATCAAGATAGATTTTTGGAAATGCTTAGAAAAAGATTTGAAGAGATTAAAGAGAACGTCAAACCAAGGCCGATTAGTTACAGTAGGAGGGATTTTAGATGTCAAAAGCTTTGTCACTTCTACAAGAACGATTGGCCGGGAACTAATACCACCATGTGCGAGCATGTGGAACAAAGGCTGCATACTATAGGCCACAAAGAAACAGTAAAAGAATGTACTAATGAAGGTTTTAACATAGGATATTATGAGGCTCCGGGATAATGGCAGAATTAATTGATTTAAATAACGAGTTTGATTTAGGTAACAAGTTTACCTTAGACGTTGCTACTAAATTTAGCGACACATTAGACGATAACTATAGAGTTATTGTAAAGTACGATGCTCAAGACTTGCCAAATTTTGGTGACAATAAGCTTAATATTTTAATATCTACATCTAGAGAAAACCATCAAATACCAGAGGGATTTTTTGATGACGATGTGTTTTTGATATTTCAGCACTATCATGCGTTAGATAGGTGGGAACACTGCCTAGATACACCTTTAACATTTCCTATGCCTCTGGGACCGTTTAATGATTTATACAAAGATATTGAAATAAAACCATTATCTCAAAGAGAATATGATTTTACTTTTGTGGGACAACTTCCTAAAACCGGGACTAGAGACTCCTTCAAGAGAGGGCTTGATAAATTAGTAAAAGAAAATGGGGACAAATTCAAATACAAAATCGAATTTACTGATGGGTTTAGTAAGGGGTTGGAGCCAAGAGAATATATGGAGCTTTTAGCTAATTCTAGACTGTCGTTGTGTCCCGCCGGAGCCTACAGTATGGAAACGTTTAGATTTTTTGAATCTACTCTAATGGGTGCTATACCAGTTGTAGACAGACTTCCAAAGTTCTGGTATTATGAAGAAGCTTCATTTTTCAAAGGCGCTTGGGATGTTCTTGATAACACTTTATCAAAATCTTTAAATTATCTACAAACTGGAGCTTGTAGAAATATGCTTAAAGGTTTAGCTATGTATAATAATGATGTATTAAATGTTGAGAGTTTAGCTTCTAGGATGAGGCACATAGTAGATCAAAGACATAGCAACATGGAAAGCTCTAAAGAATATCTAAACAATTTAAGGAAACACTTGAGAGATGAACTGGATTCCGACAAACTGTAAAACGCACTTTAGTCTACAGCAGGGCTTTTGTAAAACAGATAAGCTGGCAAAAAGATGCGCTGAGTACGGCTATAACGCTTGCGGTATAGCTGATCTTGGTACTGTCTCTGGTGCTGTAGAGTTTCACCAAGAGTGTAAAAAGCAAGGCGTAAAACCCATAATCGGATGCGAGTTCGACGGGTTCATACTCTATGCAAAAAACAAAGATGGCTGGTTTGACTTGGTTAAATATGTATCAAATCAAAACGTAGAAGTTTTAAAAGAGATAGCAGAGAATGGCAACGTTCTATGTGTGACTCCAAAGAAAAACGGATTTGCTAAGATATTTAAGTCCAATCATATCAAAATAGATTACGCTCAGGAGGCTATCTATTATGTAGATAAAGACGATGCAGATTGTCATAGAATTATGTTGTGTAGCAAGCTTAAAAAGACTCTTGCCAAACTAGAAGGCGTGGAGCATGAGTTCTCAGAATTTTTCGACGGAGACGATAGATGGTATCTACCAGATATGACAGACTTATCAGTAGGTCACGAAATTGAAAAAAGATGCGAAGAATATGAACTAACAGGACCGCCAATGCTGCCAGACTTTGATTGTCCAAAGGGGTTTGATCAAAACGAATACCTAAAAGAACTATGTCGTCATGGCTGGAAGAAGAAGTTAATTCCATCTAAGAAAGTCTATTTAGATGTAGACAAAGAAGAATATCTTGATAGAGTTAAAACAGAATTAGAAGTCATTTTTAAAGCTGGACTGTCTGGATATTTTTTGATTGTACAAGACATTGTAAACCATGTCAAGGATAAAGGATGGATCGCTGGACCCGGAAGAGGCTCTGCTGCTGGATGTTTAGTTTCTTATCTACTGGGAATTACAGAGGTAGACCCGATAGAGTACGGACTAATCTTTGAGAGGTTCTATAACGAAGGAAGAAATA